TGTGATTCTTCGACTTGGGCGACACACTGGATACCTGCCTTTTGTAGAGGCGTGGGAACGGCCGCATGCTCTGGCCACAGCCCCAGAGGGCTGTGTAATGTTCACCCACTTTTCGTCAAACCACCGCTTGAGAAGTCCCGTTGATCTTTGACCCGAGTACTTTCCCCCGCGCTTCTTGTACTCTCGCACAATCCACACCGACTTGTATGCACCTGTTGGCGCCAAGAACTTGCGATTGGCTTCGCTTTTCACTTTTTGGTAAAGCGGTTTATTAATAGGCTCGGGCATCTCTTACAATTTTAGATACTTTTTGGTAGTATTTAAAATTGTATTTTGGTACAATTGGTAAAAAAAAACTAAAAAACAGCCACTCTAGTTGCTGAAGGCGAGACCACCCATACCGGACTGAATGCGGAGGACGTTGTAGTTGACGGCGAACATCCACTGGGAGGTGGAGTTGCTGGTGTTGGGCTTGAGCTTGACCTGAACCTGGGCATTGTCAATGCGCGAGAAGTTGCAGGTGCCGGTGGGCTGGTGCTCCTCGGGCTTGAGCGCGAAGGAGTAGCAGTAGATGCCCGGGTACGCGGACCCGGAGTGGTGCCACGCGGGCTGCATCTGGTTGAAGTACTTGCCGGACTGCTCCTTGAAGCGATCCTGCCCGTTGAGGATGAGCTTGAACTGGTCGAGAGGACCGGCGGAAGCCCCGTAACCCGCTGTACTGGCAACAGCCGGGACAGCCTCCTCGACCCACTGAAGGACGGAGGTGTTTGAAGCGGCGGCGTACCGCTGAAGGGCAGCGCCACCGACGTACTGGATGTTGTTGTTGTCGGAAAGGCTGCTAAACACGACGGCATTGGCTCCGACCAGGGTGCCGCCAAAGTTGGCGGGGTTGGACTCGAGCACAACGGCGTTGGACTGCCACGCGTTGGAGGTGAAGTTCCAGACCTGGGCGTTCTGGTTGACACCGTTGTTGTAGCACCACACGAGCTCCTTGACGGGGTGGTTGTAGGAAAGGCGGACCTGGGTCTGGCTGCTTGCGGTCACCGCATCAGCGCCCGTGTGCTGGACCTGCTCAATCAGGTACTCGTGGCCCTTCTGGGCGAAGCGGCGGCGCTCCTCAGTGTCGAGGTACACGTAGTTACCCCACACGCGAATACCGCTGGTGCTGATGTAGTTGGAAAAGTCCGAGGACAGATCAAAGTCAAGGCGGACCTCGTGGTACTGGAGAGCGATGAGGGGCAGGTAGAGGCCGGGGTTGCGGTTGAAGAAGAAGATGAGGGGGAGGAAGACCTGGTTCTGGTACTGAGCACCGTTGGCAGTGGTAGTAGAGCAAGAGTTGGTGGTGAGCTTGTTGTACTTGGCCTTGTCCGCGGACGGGAGGTACAGCTCAGCGTACAGGCGCCACCAAAGCTGGTAGTGCTTGTCAATGCGCTGGCCACCGATAGAGAGCTCAATGTCCTGGATGGCACGCTCAGCGGCCCAGATACCGGTGTTGGTAACAGTGGACCCGGCCGAGGAGCTGAGGCTGTTAACGGTAACCATATCAAGGTACATCTGACCAATGAGATCGCCGTTACGGGCGATGGTGACGGAGATACGGCCGCCGTTGGTGGCGGTACCGTTCACAGTCTGCTCAATGTTCTCCATCGCAAAGTTCGTGTGGCGCTTGTAGACCGCCTGGAAGAAAGTAACCTTGGGGTTACCAGTGAGGTAGACATCCTGGGCGCCGTAGGCAACAAGCTGCATAAGTCCTCCCGCCATTTGTTCGTTATACCTTACCCCAACATTTTTTTCTGGCGCGGCAAAACACACACGATAATTTCAGGTGTACTATAAATGCCAGCCGAACCAGAGAATGTATCTGACGAGGAACTCGAGGAGGATGAGGAACTTGAGGACTATGAAGTGGACCTCGCCGGCCTCCTGCAGTCCCTCCTGGTTGCTGAGGATGGCGAGACAACCCTGCCGACTGCAGTTGTTAATCTGACCCAAACAATCGACAAGCACCTGACAATGCAAAATAAGATTCTCGTGAAAATTCTTTCAAAGCTTGGAGGTCCGCCGCCAACCGCTTAAAAAATTAGCTTGATTATATAATAAGAAAAGGGAGATGGAGTCGGTTCACTATATCGAGAAGGAGTCCAATCCCGCGGAAGTTCAAATGGAAATCATTAAAAACCAGATCCAAGATGCCAATGCTGATCAACTACTGAGTGTTATCGAGCATCTTGAATCTGAGTGGGGTCTTCATAGAAAGGGGGATTCGCATCTGGGAATCACTATAGGGTTCACAAACTTTTGTCGGCGTCACGAGTGCGATGAACACGGTCTTCCTATGACTATTGATATCAAGCGGTTGTCTGGGGAGTACCAAAAGCAGGTGGGAATCCTGGGACAAATATATCATCGCGCCTTTGCGCTGAATATTTCCGATGAACCGTCGCTTGATATCAACAAGAATGAGTTTACCGTTTCGGCGAGGGTTAATCGATTGATTCATTTTGCAGATCACTCGAAGCGGGTTGTCTTGTCGTATGCGATGATCAACGAGTACGTAAACAACCCGACCAGTATCCCCGAGAATGCCGACTGTGATCCAGTGCTTTTCCACGCGAGCACAATGGCTATGGATGACTTGAGTCCGTACCAGCAGCTGATTCTCGTGGTTCTCAACGAAACCTACGCCAATAACATTCGCCGGTACAAGGGTCAGTGCTGCAAGGAGATTGAGGTCATTTCAGGTATGAAAAAGTTTCGGACCAAGGCGTGGAAACCAATGATGCAGATTGGCGACTACGTCTACAGTATCGCTCAAAAGGAGAGTCGGTTCGAGGTTTGGAAGAATCTCACGGCAAAGGGGAACACGGCTCGGGACGCCATCAAGCACCTCTCGGAGTGCAAGGATATGCAGTTTCCTGAAATAAAAAAGAATCGTAACGTTTGGTCATTCAATAATGGCCTCTTTGTTGGAAAAGAATGGAGTACCAAGACGGGCAAGTATGTGTGCAAGTTTTACTCGTACGAGTCGACCGAGTTTTCGTGTCTCGATCCGACTATTATGAGTGCAAGGTACTTTGACAAACACTTTCCAAACTTTGATCACATTGAAAACTGGTACGACATTCCAACCCCGTACTTTCAATCGATTCTTGATTATCAAAACTTTGACGAGGATGTCGCAAAGTGGATGTATGTGATGGGTGGGAAGCTTTGTTTTGATGTTGGGGACATTGATTCGTGGCAGATTATCCCCTTTCTCAAGGGTATTGCCAGGTCTGGTAAGTCGACTCTGATTACCAAGGTTTTCAAAAAGTTTTATGAATCTGAGGACGTGAGAACACTCTCAAACAATATTGAGCGCAAGTTTGGGCTCTCAAGTATCTACGATGGGTTCATGTTTATTGCACCAGAGGTCAAGGGGGACTTGTGTCTCGAGCAGGCGGAGTTTCAGTCTCTGGTCAGCGGTGAGGATGTCTCGATTGCTCAAAAGTACGAAAAGGCTAAATCGGTCGAGTGGAAGACACCTGGTATTTTGGGAGGTAACGAGGTTCCGAATTGGAAGGATAACTCTGGGAGTGTGTTGCGTCGTTTGCTCCCGTGGAACTTTTCAAAGCAGGTCAAGGATGCTGATCCTCAACTTGATGAAAAGCTGGATATCGAGTTGCCAGCGATTCTGCTCAAGTGCGTCAAAGGGTACCTCGACTTTGCTCAAAAGTACGCAAACAAGGATATCTGGAATGTTGTTCCAGAGTACTTCAAGAGTGTTCAGACACAGGTTGCAATGGTGACAAATACACTGCAGAACTTTCTGGCTTCGGAAAAGCTCCGGTACGGCAGGGATCTGTTTGTTCCTCAAAAGATGTTTGTGCAGGTGTTCAATCAGCACTGCCAAGAGAACAATCTTGGGCGCGTAAAGTTCAACCCCGACTTTTACGGCGGTCCGTTCAGTTCGAGGGACATCGAGGTGCGTATGGAGGCCAAGACGTACAAGGGCCGAACGTACCCTGCTCAGCCAATTATCTTCGGAGTCGACGTGGTTGACGAGTCGATCCAATTCACAGATGACTACTAGAAAAAAATATACGTGTACAACAGGTATGAATTACAACAAATTACTAGCGGAGAGCAACAACAACAACGGGTCCCGGCCGGGGTCCCGGTCCCGGTCGACCGCGTCAAGCGAGAATTCTTTTTTAGCAAATCTTGAAAGGAATCAAAATATCGAGTTTAACAAAAGAGATTTTTATGTACCACTCGAGTACGATGCCAAGTTTACGGACAAGACTATAAAAGTGACCGAACCGTACCTTTCTTCATACGTTGTATCGGTTGATGGCCGGAAAGAAGTCAATCTCCAACAAATTACTGATGACATTCTGACCACAAAGCTACCTTTTCAAGAACGCGAGTACGACAATAACGGTATGAAGCTCAAAGTGACCAAGGTTATTGCGCGTTCTGGAAACTTTAAATCGCTATTCACAATTTCAAGCGAGTACGGAAGAGTTGGACCAGATGCGAACAAGATTTCGTGCCTCGATTTCTTTGTTGACGTCGTTATGGGCCGCGAAATTGCCAAGGCGAGACTCCAAATCTTTGCAAAGAATGGAAAAATTACCATTCAAGGTGGGTACTTGAACCAAGGCCTCGAAAACATTGATAACGAGGTGTATTTTGAGGCTCAGCCAGAACTTGTTCGCAACTTTATTGTTGATATGTACACTGATCGCAGAGAGGCGTTCCGCGCCGATTTCAAGTACGATAACGTTGTTGGACAGTTTAAACTGAATCGCGGGTTCAATCTTCCCCTCATTTATCAACAAATAGCACAGAACCCCGGATACAACGCATCCTACGAAATACAGCTGAACCCCCTGCTGACCCTCCATATAAAGGATGATACAACAAGTTATGCGTTTTCTTCGAGAGGCACAGTCCAATTAAAGCGACTCAAGGATTCGAGTCAACTCGAGAGGAGTTACAAGGTGGCGACAAAACTGATTCAACAAATGATTGATTATGATCGCCTTAACCCAGAGACCCACCTTCTCAAAACTCTCAAGAATATCCCAAACTCGAGAAAGAAGAAGCAACGCGTACTTTCAAATAACAAGCAGGCTCCAAATGTGACTCGCAGAGCAACCACGTGTCCATTCAACAAGTGTCCCGTCCCGTACAGTTTTCAGGGTCGGTGCCTCAAGAATGGCCACTACATAAAGCCCAACCCCCAGGGCCAGCCGTGTTGCTACAAGATTCCAAAGAAGATTGCGTACTCGAAAAATAAAGTCAAGGCGGCGTATAATCGTGCAGGTGTGAGAGTGCCCAAC